TAAAAAACATTTAGTTTTTTAATATAAGGAAATAATTATATAATATAATATATAGTAATGTCCGAAGTAAATACAGTTGAACAACCAGCCAAAAGACCACGTGGAAGACCACCAAAGCCCAAAGAACCTAAACCCCCTAAAGAACCCAAGGTATTAAAGACAGCAAACCGCCAAGAATATAATAAAGAATATAATAAGAAATATTATAAAGAAAAAAGACAAGATATTCACCAGTGTGAAGTTTGTGGTGGCAAGTATGAACATTATAATAAGAAACAACATGAAATGACGGATAAACATATATGGATGATTGAATATACTAAAAAATATAAAATTAATTTAAATATAATCTAATATATATATATTATGGGATTTGAAGAAGATGATTTTGTAGCTGATTTTTTTGAAAAAGAAGTATATTTTATAGGTGAAAATAATAAAAAATTTTTTTTAACAGAAGGTAATAGACCTGAATATGATATAATAATAGAAAAAAATGATAATACAAAAGTATATTATGAAGTAAAAGCACAAAAAAATTTAATTATTGAATTAGCTGAATTTAAAAAAGGATCAAACAAAAAAACACCTTCAGGAATAAGTCAATCATTAGCTGATTATTATTTATTTTTTCATACCAATGAATCATCAAATGAATTAGCACCAAAAATCAAATCAGGTGTAGATATATATTATGATTTATATAAAATAAATAAAGACGAAATAATGAAAATAATTAAAGCTGGTAGATTAGTATCAAAATATAGTCAATTAAATAATACACCTGAAAATATACCAGATAAGAATGGTAAATATTTAAAAAATACAGGTTGGGGTTATACCTTTAATACTGAAGTTTTAAAAAAATTTAAAAAAGAATCAAAAGTATTAGCCGTTCCATTTAAAATAAAAGAAAAAATGGATAAAGATCTAAAAATTCGTGTCCCTAATTATGGATATACTAAATATATACAGTCGCCTATTATTGAAAAACCTAAAAACATGTTAGATAAATTTATAGACACTACTTTAAACGAACCTGAATTATTTTATCCTGAAAATATTAATAATGATATAGTAGAATCTACCATTGGAACAAATGAATATACAGTAGATAATGAATGGTATTTACATCAATTAGGTGATCCTTCACAAGTTGATTATGGATACGGTAAATATTATTCATCATCTGAATCAAGTAGTTCTTCAAGTTCTGAAGGTGAAGAAACCAGCTTAAAAGTTTATAATAGATTAAAAAGAAATATAGATAAAAAATATAAAATAAAAAAAGAAAAGTATTTATAAAAATTAATTTAGATTATATATATATATAATCTAAATGGATAAATCAAGCACATCCGAAATTCACACTGACGACGAAAACTATAGTATGGAATGTATCGCCGATACACTTAAAAAGGTATCTATAGATGAATCAAAAAACACAGTTCAACAGCTACCTATTAGCGGTGGTCAGGGTGCTGCCTTACCCTTAAAGCCCGACACCCCAAAAATAGCAGTAAAACAATGGTCATATAAGTTCTTATTGACTGACACCTTAACAGATTCAGTTGTTGGATTATATCCAAGCAATAAAGCAGCTACTTTAGTGGTAGTAGAATTAGTTAAAAAAGATTTAATAAATTATGTAAATGATTTTCAATTAAAGATCTTAAAAGGTGAAAGTATTGAAGAAAATAGAATGTATTTAGCAAATATCAAACATTTAACCTATCAATACAATACTATTGAACAATCACTAAATACATCCATCACAATTGATAATAAGACCACATCAAGATATAAAATTTTATGTTTAAAAGAAGATGAACGTGAAGTAGATGAATCTGATTTTGTTATGTTTTAGATTTTATTTATATTTCTAATATATAATGGTAGAAATTTGGGAAAAGAAATATATTGTAAGATTAATAGACCAAATTAAGGACAAAAAAATACTGCTTAAGTTGTTCAAGATTATTTTAGACAATAAAATTGTTTATACACAAAATTCAAATGGTATATTTATTAATCTAAATCAGTTATCTGATGAACATATTAATTTAATTAAAAATTTTTTATATAATTTAAATTATATAAATGAATAAACATATAAAAGAAGTTCAAGCAACACCTATTTCTGATGCTTTAATCAAACAATACCTACCAGATGCTGATATTATTATGTATAATCAACTACCAAGATATAACAGTATTGAAGAAATATTACCACACGATAAAAGCTATGCCGTATTAATGTATCAAGATAGTCCTAATAGTGGTCATTGGACTGGTTTATTACGTCAGAAAAATGTTATTGAATATTTTGATTCATATGGATCATATCCTGATGCTGATTTATCATGGGTATCAAAAGAAAAAAGACATTCTTTAGGTATTGATGGTAAATATTTATCAAATTTATTAAATAAAACAAAGTTAAAAGTTATATATAATACTGAACCATATCAAGCTGATGGAAATCAATATGCCACTTGTGGAAGACACGTAATTTTTAGATTAATGAACATAGACAAGGGACTTTTAAAATATCATAAATATATCAGAAGTCAGATGAAGAAATATAAATGTGATTACGATTGTATCGTGTCAAAGGTAATCCCAGAAGTTGAATAAAATTTTATATTATATAATATATAATATAAAAATGCCTTTTGTTGTCGGTTGTAAAAAAACGTTTCAAAACTTTATTAAAAATATGCCTAAAAAGTTAAGGTCTAATTATCACCATGTTCCAGTTAAGGAATGGGACGATTTTATAGCTAAAATTCCAATCCGTGTGGGTATGTCAATAGAAAAAGATGAAGGTATAAAACCTGAAGAAAATAATAAAAGTAATTCGTGTCGTAAGTGTGATTAGATGACATTATATTTAGGTTTGCCTGATTTTTTGGCCTTCTTCTTACCTGCTGCTTTATTTTTTTCTGATTCCGCTAATTTTTTTCCTAAATCTTTATCAATTTTGTATAATTTTTCATTTAATTTACTTAATTTTTTACCAGCTGCTTTAGGTTTTGCTGGCCCAGGCATTCTTGGTTTTGGCATTGTAGATTTTTTTGGTTTATCAGCATTTCTACATGCTATAGATCCTTCTGACATATCCATTTTACATATTCTTTTACCACCTTTAGGTGATTTAGGTGATAGCTTTCTTGGTCTTCCACGTTTTGGTGGGTCTTCACCATTTCTACATGCGATAGCTTCTGCTGACATATCCCTTTTACATATTCTTCTTGGTTTGCCATTTGCTTCAGTTCTATTATTTACACGACTACGTGGATTCTTTAACATTGGTCCAGTCTTTGATGCTGGGGGAACATAATAAGGAAATCCAGGCCATTGATCAACGATTTCACGTGTTTTTTCCATACTAAAACCAGCTTGACCACCTTTTTTACCTGAACAACTAATCAAAAATCCCCTTGTATTATAATGACAGTTCTTTTTTCTTGGGTTTCTTGCTTCAGATTCTGCTACTAATTGACCAAAATTGGTGTCAGTTTTTGCCTTACCACCATGTGCCTTACCACGACCACGTCCATATCTTGTCATGTATTTAATAGTATCGTTTAATTTTTTATTTAATTCTTTTAATTCTTTACCTAATATTTCTTTTTCACCTGGTCTATAATCACCTTTTTGGGCAAGTTCAGATCTTGATACTTCATTTATAAAATCTTGTATAGCATTTTCACCATTATCTTTAAATGCTTGTATTTCTTCAGCTGAATAGGTTAGACCATTTTCAGGTGGCATTGTATCAATAACCCTATCTTTACTTAAAAATTCAGCTACTTCTACAAAAGCAGCACTAAAATCAGATGTAGAACTGTAAGCACCTTCAAAAGCCCCTAATTTTGCTTTTTGATTTTTCTTTTCAGCATCAGTCATAGCACTAACACCCCTAAATGGTTGATTTGGCACGAAACCACGTTGAACTTCCTTTAATAAATTAAATAAATCTAAAATATCGTTTTCAGTTGGTTTATTACCACCAAATGTTTTACCAGCACCAAGTAAAAATTTCCAGAACATATCGGTATTACCACCTGTATAGGTGGTAGGTCTTCTACTACCAAATGCCCTATATCCACCCCTTGCCCTTGCTGACATATCACGCCATACATAGCTGCCTGTATTTCTATTATATACGTGTAATCTACCAGGACCAGGTGGGGGATTTCTTGCTGGTTGTGCTTGTGGTCCAGGTCTTGGGGCAAATAATGAACCACCATCACCCTGTCCAATCCTTTTATTTTTAGCAAAATTAATAGCAAATCTTTTCAAGAAATCACCCATATCACCACCGTGTGCTTTACCCATACCTGATTGACGTGCTAACGCTAAAGCATTCTGATAATTTTGATCTAATTGAACTACCCTTGGATCTGGTTGATATGGTGGTGCTTGATTTGCTGCTTCAAAACGTCTTAATCTTTCAGCAGCATCTTGTTGTGGTGTTAGTCTTGGTCTTGCTAAAAATGGATTATCAAGATGTTCATCTTCATATGCTGGTCTTCTTCTGTCTTCACGTTCAGCTACTAAACCAGGTGCTTCAACAGCTGATACTGCTGGGGCAGCTGCTACAGGAATAGATGGAACAGCACCACTTACCATACCTAAAGCCACATTTAAAAGTTCTTGTAATGGTATAGCTGATTCCCTTAATTTATCTTCAAATGCTTTGGTATTTACCCTGGTATTTTTCTTTTTAGCTATTTCTACATATGATGATAAAGAAGAAGTAAAAGCATTATAAGCACCAATTAAATCATTAAAAGGATTAGGTCTATTTTCACCTAATCTTCTTCTACTTTCACCTATTTCTTGAATATATTTATTAAAAAGTTCCATTAATTTATGATCAAGTAATATATCACCAAAATTTTCAGTATCACGGTTAAATAATTCATTATATAAATTTACTTGATCAAATTGACGTCTAATTAATTGTCTTCTGATGTCATTATATTCATCATCTACTAATTCCTTGGCTTGTTTGCGTGCTATAGAATCAGCTGTTGGTGTATTAAACTTTTCTAAAGCCTTATTTGATTGTCTTGACATGTTATATAATTAACAAATATATTAATTATATAATTATTTAATTATTATTCTTTTATATTACTTTAATTTTCTATACACTAAACTAATATTTATTTATTTTTTTTTTAATTCTTTTTTTAATTCTTTTTTTTGTTCTTCACCTTCTTTGCCTGCTTTTTCTAATAATTTAATTAATTTTTTATGTTCTTTTACGTATGCTTTTTTATCCATTACAACTTTAGCACCACCATCTTGACCACTTTGAAAGCTATCCAATCTATGTGATTTACCCATTAGACCTACACTTGGTATGAATCTATCTAATAAACTACTATCATCTTCTACCACAGAACCAGGTAAATATCTACCTAATTTACCTAAAGGATCACCACTGGTGTATTTACGCTGGACTTTTGATTTATTTAAAAAATCCATAGGTTGAAATGCTGGGTTAAAAGTAATACCACCTTGTATGATAGGAAAATCTATTTGAAGTTGGTTGGCTATAGCACCACCCAAGCTATGCCCCACGATATAGATGTCATTACCTTGGGCAAATTTTGCTAAATTATCAGCTACAAATTTTTTATCTTCTTTATATCTGGCTGTTGTTGTTAATTTACCAAATGGCAACATGGTGTTAGTTTGTAGCCAATCCCTTTTATCAGCACTACCACGAACTGCTATGACTATAGTATTATCAGTAATTCTTTTATAAAAAATAACAGTTGGTGATTTAGCTAATATTTGATAACCTTTAACTTCAAAATTATCTTTATATGTTCCACGATTTAATTTATTAAGATCATTTTCAGGTGGTAAAGCACCAAAACCACAATATGTTTTACCCATTCTTTTTATACACTTACCCCTACCAACAATTTGATCTAACATACCATTAAGTTCTTTTAGACCTTCTTCTTGTTCTTTCTTATTCATAGCTACTAATTTTGGATCTTTTGAAAAATCTATTTTCATATTTATATATTATATATATATTAAATATTTTTTATATATTCTTTTTGTGTTTCAACGGTATGACCCATTTTTTCAGCATCATTTTTCATATCTTTTACTACTGAACCATATTTATCACTTAAGAATATATGACGTAAAGCACTTGATGATATCTTTTTACCAAATATTTTATTAAATATTTTAGTCATACTATTTACTTGTGATAATGGATTACCATCAAATCCTACTAAAAATGGTGTATCTATGGTCTTCTTAACCTTACCTTTAATTTTAGGGTGGAATTTTAAATATAAATCAATACATTTTTTTAATTCTTCATTTATATCTTGAATTTGTTGGCCGTGTTTTTTAGATGTCTTATACACGTTAAAAACAAATTTATTATCGGAATATGATAGGTAATTTTTGTCTTTAGGTAGTTTATCAGTGTTTTTAAATACAACGTTCATATATTGATAGTCTTTATTTCTACGTGGTTGTTGATGAACATATAAAGCTAATATTACATACCCTAATAAGGTGTCATATTGAACTTTATTAATTACTATAGATGGTTTATACCAACTTTCAATATCTTTCTTTAATTCTTCAAATCTTTTTTTTACGTCATCCCATGATATCCAATTTTTCTTTTGTTCTTCAGTTGGTTCATCTGTTTCGTTTTCACGAATTTCATTATTTTTTTGTAGCATTAAATCATAGTATGTCTTACGAAGCTTTACAATTTTTTTGTCATCAGGACAGCAACCTAAAACTGATACTATTGAAATTAATATTGAACGTTTTGTATTATCTTTATATGCTTTTAAGATGTTCTGAACAGCTTCAACTTTTTGAAGAAATTTAAAATCCTTTAATTCACCACCATTTAATTTTTCAAGATTTCTTAAATATAATTTTATGCTTGATTCACTTAAATTCTTTTCTTTTAACTTGTTGATTAAATTAGTTTTAAAATCCATGTATATATAATCTAAATATTTTTTTATTTGATTATTATATGAAATATAATAATCAAGAATTAAAAAAAGTTTTATTATTTCAAGGCTTTATGTTTGTTTTAGCTGTAATTATAAATATTATATTATAATATATATGGACGAAAATAATATACTTTCAATCATTGCTATTATTGTATCAGTTGGTAGTGCTGTGTTAGGTGTGATTAATCACCGTAGGATACGTAGCCACTGCTGTGGAAAGGATTTAGTTGCGTCATTGGACGTGGAAAATACTACACCACCTAAAGATGAATTAAAAATAAATATACCTAATCAATCGTCAGCTAAACTATAAATATTTTTTTCACCCATGATAAATTGGGGATAATTTTTAAAAACTGTAATCCATCTACTACCTAATTTTTTTGCTTTCTTTATATCCTTGGTATCCATACCAATATAACCTTCTAATAAATTATTTAATTGTCTTTTACTTCCTGATGATGGGAAATAAGTAATACTATGACATTCATTTAACATTCTTCTTGTATCTTTACCATTTGTAGGTAAGTGATTAGTAATGATACAACTTGTTTTGGTGTGGCGACCTACTTCTAATATCTGATTTAATAGACCATATAAAGCTTCACGTAGTGGTTTCTGTGTGATACAATCTATATCATCAAAAATTACTAAAGATTCCTTTAGATCGGATGGCATAATAGGGTCTGAAATTAATTGGTCATCTATTTTTACACGTTTTACTTTTAATTCATCTAATTTTTTATCTTCACCTACAGGACTAAATAAATATACTGGTCTATCTTTAAAAGTTTTTTTATAATTTCTGATGTATCTACTGGTGTAATACGATTTACCACTACCAGAAGGTCCAGTAATATATAATATATCACGTTCTTGGGTGGTGTTTGGAACTTGTTCAAATTTTCCATCTTTTAGATCTATCTTACTGAATCCATTTTCAACATCAGTATCATCTAACGATATTATGGTGTCCTTTTTAGTTCCACTATCTATTTTAGCAAAGGGTCTGCCTATTTTAGCGACATTAAACATTGTATATACTAAATAGATAAAAATTTTAATCTAAATAGATTTTTTTGTTAATACATCATAATAATATTTTTTAGCTTCTTTATTTACTTTCTTTTCTAAATATGGTATTAGTTTATAAACTGTAGAAACTTTAGGTGTGATTTCATTATTGATTAAATTTACCCTTATTCTTTTTCTAATTAATGGATCATCATAATTTTCTAATAATAATTTTATAGCTTTTAGATTTTTTAATAGCTTATATTCACCACCAGTATAATTATTTAAAAATTCACTGATCATAAGACCTTTAGGCTTATCATCTAAAAATTTAGCTAAACTAAAAGACCATTTTACAGCTTTATAATAATTACCTTCTTTTACCTGTTCTTTGATATCATTAATTATAGATTGTTCAACATTATGCTTGTTAGGGTTTAACCAGTAATTTATTGACATTTCTTTAAACGAATCAACTAAAAATATAACAAGATCTATCTTAAGGTATTCAATCTTATTAAAATCATCTTTAGGTATATCTATGCTATCAATCTGATCAGCAAAAAATTTTTTCTTTTTTCCGTCTTTATATTGTATTTTAAATTCTATAAAATATATGTCATCATTATCGTCTATATTTTTCATAATCTTTTTCATTTCTTTCACCACAAAATCGTATTCAATACGACCTTCAATATATACATCTATATCAATATCACCAGCATTACGTTGTGATTCTAAAGAATAGCTACCAATTACGGTGGGTCTAATATTAGCAAATTGGATTGCTTTAAATATTGGTTGTTCTTTGGCACTTGGTAAATTTCTAACTTGAAATATATCCATTTATTATATAATTAAAATATATTTTAATTATATATTATATGGAAAATTTTGATTTCAATAAGAAAGGTGCTAAAGTGTTAGTGTTATCATGTATTGATCCACGATATGTAGAATTATTAGCTGAATTCTTAATACATAATAAAGAAGTTCATAATGATTATGATTTAATTAATTTTGCTGGTGCTGAATTAGGTGTATTAGAAAAAGAAAAGTGGCGTGAAACTTTTCATGATCATGTAGATATAGCATTAAAGCTACATAAAATAAAACAAATCTGGATTTTTAGCCATATGGACTGTGGAATGTATAAAGTATCATACGATATCAAGAAAGATGATGATGATCATTTACACAAAGAAAATTTAGACCAATTAGTGGTCAATCTTAAAAAGAAATACCCTAAACTTAAGTATAAAACCTTTATTATGACTGATGAACCTGCTATCGTCAGGGTAGATGGAAAGAAACCTGTATTTTATAAAAGAAAATCAAATACTGTCTAATTAGTATCATTTTTTTTTATTTTTTATCATCGTCTTCTTCATGCCATAAAATTCTTACACTTAATTCATTAGCACTATTACGACCTAATTTTCTTTTTTTAGTAATAGCACCGTGTGATTTTCTAAATCTATCACGCATGATCTTGGCATAACCTTTTTTAACTTCCTTTTTCTTTTCAAGGTGGCGATATATATAATAGTCTTTATATCCTACCCTTCCGAATCTTTTTGTTCCTTGTTCTGTCATGATACGTAGCTTATGAACATCATTATTGGCAAAATCTAATTGTTTATCATCATAACCAGATGCTTTAGCCCATTTCTTCATTTGTTTAAGGTAATCTTCAGGATTAATACCATATCTTCTTAATTCTTCGTAAAATTTAGTGCCTTTTACACCTGAACCTGTTTGGATATCAGATAAACCTGATTGTCTTAAATCTTCAGCAGCAAGATATCTTTCACGTGGGTCATTTATTCCTGTTAATCCTTGTCTGACACGTGGATTCGTGCGTCTTGATCTTAACATCCTTTCTACATCTTCAAAATTTTCACGGTGTTCCCTTCTTGCCATTATCTTCTTTTCAGTTTCAGCTAATTTTTCTAAATTTCTTTTTCTATTTCTGGCACTTTTTTCTGGTATCTGAAAATTCATACTTAAACCACTTTCACCTTGTGGCACTATAGATTCAACGTTAGATGACGGTAATGGTATATTTATATCTTTACCCCTTAACGATTGTCTAATATTACTTTTTATATTTCTGACCTTTTTAGGCACTTCTTTTAAAATTCTTACTGCCCTATTTTTAACATCTTGCTTTCTTAATTCTTCTGCCATCTTAATTTCGTTTTCAGCTTGTTCTTTTTTAATTCTTTTTACAGCTTCAGGCACATGTGGTAATAACACATTACCAATATATGATCTGGCATCTTTTATTTTTTGTTCTTCTTCATCTAATATTTTTAGAAATGCTTCATTAAGATTTATGTGATTTGTTTCGTCAGGTGTATCACTAATTGGTTTATAGCTATTACCTACTTCTTTTAACATTTTAGGAAATAAGAACTTATTACCACCACAAGCACAAGCACTATATAAAGCATTCATAAAACGATTACATTCACCTTTTTTTATTTGTCTTCTTATATCATTAATAGCTGTTATTTTATTTTTATATACAGAATCATCTGATCTTACAGCACCAACATTTATTTTATCATTAATTATTTGTCTAAAACGTGTCATACTGCTTTCTACATCATCATTTGAACTAAATAATCCTTGTGTCCAGTAAAAAACAACAGTATCATAGCTACTAACAGACCATAATTTTAAATATGATTCGTTATCAAATGGATTATTAGGCCAAAATTTATAATCTGGATTATTTTGTAATTCCCTAAAAGCTTTAAACACGGTAAAACCATAATTAGCACTACATAAATGATTTATTTTTAAATAATCATCTGTAAATCCACATTCAGCCATAGTTGTAAAACAAATATTATCATTTTGGTCTAAAAAACACCCTAATATATAAGTTTTTATAGAACGTCCTAACATGTCCCACCCTGTAGCACTACTACTACATTTATCAACACAAATATTACTACCTATACTACCTGGACCACTAAAATTATTTAAATAATATTTTACTTTATTTATAGCAAAAATTAAAGGAAAATCTTTTAAATTAATTTTAGCTGTATTAACTATAAAAGCTTTTCTTTTCTTATCTATTGGTGGTGTATTATCTAATTCATTTTTTAAATGATTATATAATTCAGTCATTTGTTCAATATTTAGATATACATCGCTTTCACCTACTTTATCATGTGTATATAATTCAGGTCGTGCTATAGGGTATGTTTCAGCTGTAAATTTTTTAGGTTGTGTAGGCATATCTAATAAATATATTCTAAATTTTTCAGCTATTGCTTCCTGTTCTTTTTCAAGTTCTTCACGTGATTGTTTATTCTTTTTAATTTCTTCATCTGATTTTACACCTACTTTTTCTTCTTCTTCATCTTCTTCTTCTTCGTCTTCATTACTGTCACCTTCAAAGTCATCATAATTATCTTGTGCTACTGCTGTTGCTATACTATATGAATCACCCCTTGTAACATTATATTTAGCTTCAAATTTCACCTTGAATACACCTTGTGGATAAATTTCATCTTCTTCTACACCTAAACTTCTGGCATGATCTGAAAATTCAATGTATCTATCATTCCACCATCTTTCATTCTTTACGCCTAATCTTCTTCTAAAACCCATACCTTTTTTTCTTTCGCTTGATACTATAGCACGGATTTGTCTTTTAGCTGTCTTCAATGGTATCCCCTTCTTTGAAAAGCATACCTTCTTATCGTCTGCTTTACAAACTTTAAATTTTTTATCTTTTTGTTTAACAATTTGATAAGGCATATTATTATATTATTAATTTAGATAAAATAAAATATAAATTAATATATATAATCAAAATGGCCAATCAAACAATAGCAGGTAAAACCAATTATAATACAGACCCAAATCACATTTATTATAATTTACAAGCCTATAATAATGATACTGTAGGATCATCCCAAGCTGTTCCAGTAAGATTTACAGAAACCAGAACAAGCACCATATTAGCCAATCCATCTGAATACTTCTTAAGTATTATAAGATTTCATTTAGATACACCTAATTTACCCTTATTCTTACCTACACCTGAAACATCATTAGTATATAATCCAGCCCCCCAAAATAAAAATCTACTTGTTTATCAGATGGCTGTATATAACATAGGCACTAACACTGTAAATATAATTCCTATTATATTTAGCCCACAATTAAATAACACTGTAACACCCCCACCTGTTTTAGATATTAATGCTTTAAGTAATCCTTATTATTTTGTGTATCAATTTCAGGATTTTATTGACATGATGAATAAATCTATTCAAAATTATTGGGCAGCAAATTTAGGAAATTTAATATCAATGGATCACTGTCCTTATTTTGGTATGGAAGCAGGTAATAAATTTTGTATCTATTTTCCTTCTAATGTTAATGCTAATACTGGATCAAACCCACCTGTAAAAGGAACAGGATCTAATATATGGAATAGTGCTGGCACTACAGCAGGACAGTTTGAATTAGCTTTTAATGCCCCTTTACATACCTTATTTAGTTCATTAAGATACGAATATATAGATTCTTTAAAAAACCTACCTGGTATTACACCTTTAGCACAGGCTACATTAACATCAGAAAAATCATTACATGGTTGGTATTTAGTATCAAACAGAAGACCACATAACGCTGGAACTTACGTAACACCACCTAATTTAGAAAGCACAAATCAAATGGGATTAAATCAGTTAGAAATATTACCTATTGCTGATGTCCCATTTGCTGGTAATATGTATTCAGTAGCTATTAGATCATTTGAAGTTGTAAAATCACCATATTCATCAGCACCATTATGGAATCCTTGTAAGCAATTAATATTTACCACAGCATTAATGCCTGTAAATAACGAATTAGTTGGTCTTCCTGTGGTTCAAAATAGTGATCCCCGTCTAAATTCTGATGTTCAAAATAATAACTTTAGTCCAATCATTACAGATTTAGAAGTGCCATTAGTTTCAGGTGATGAAACTAAATGTAATGTATCTTATAGTCCATCAGGTGAATATCGTTTAATTGATTTACAAAGTAATCAACCTATTAATAGTATAGAAATTAGTGTATATTGGAAAGATCAATACGGCACACTACACCCATTTACTTTAGAACCTGGTTGCTTTTCAAGTCTAAAATTATTATTCCGTAAGAAGGTCTTTAACTTAATTTACTTACCCGAATATACTAAACCAGTTAATTAAAAATTATTTAGTTAAGAAATAATATATATTTATATTATATATATTATGTCAAACGACTTTAAGAAAGTTTTAGTAAAAGACCCCAGAATGATGGTTACTGACCAATTAGCGTATGCCGTTCGTAAAGGCGGTCAATCTATTGTATCACAAAGACAGTCTGCCATAGCACAATCATCTTCAAGTATAAATTTTAACGTCCAGATACCATCAGAACAGACCATAGTAGATAGACGTGTATATGTAAAATCAACTGTTCGTATTGATTTTCAATTAACAGCTTCCACACCACTTGTTTATGGTCAGAATGTAAGTTTAGCCGCTTTCCCTTTCCACCAATGTGCTTCTACAGTCCAAGCCACACTAAACAACAACGTAACTTCTATTAATATTCGTGATGTATTACCCTTTTTAATCAGATCTAATGACAGTCGTGAATTATCAAAAGCTTGTTCATCTACCCCTGTAAAGCCTGATGTTTATGCCTTACCAGCAGATGCTGCTGGTTTATTTGGACAACAATTAATTACTGGTGGTGCTTTCATGACACCCCATGGTAATAACAATTTAGGTGGATGGAATCAAAACATTGATGGTGATATCACAGGTAATGGTGCTTATGCTGGTTTTGGTGCTACAACAGCAACACCTAATTTATCTGTAGATTCCCCTGTTCAATTATATGGTGGCAGTTCTTTCCCAGCATCTACCCCTGTAGTCCCTGCTGCCCCAGTAGCATACACCCACTATACATTAGTATTTACAACAATTGAACCTGTATTATGCCAACCCTTCTTATGGTCTGACCCTATAAGCAATACCCAAGGAATTTACGGCCTTCAGACAGTTCAACTTCAGTATAATTTAACCAATGCCAATCGTGCTTTAAGAATAGTAGAAAGATTTGGTGGTGCTGCTGTTACATTATCTGGTGATGCTGTAGTAGCAAGTGTAGCTAATACTGAATTAATCTTCAAATACATCACCCCTAAACCTTCTGACTTATTACCTGCCAGAAACGTAATTCCTTTATTAACATATGACAGATATTTTTCTAATGCTGTATTATCAAATAATTTAGGTGCTAATTATGCTACCCCTGCTACATTAACATCTAACACCTATAACTTAACCCAAGTCCCTGATAAAATTTGTATTTTCGTCCGTAGAAAGATGTCAGTTGTAAAACCTACCAATAATGACTATGTTCCCACCATTACTAACATTTCTTTAAATTTTAACAACAATGCTGGCCTATTAAGCAGTGCCACCTTACAAGACCTTTATTCATATTCTGTAAAGGCAGGATCAAACCAAAGTTTCAATGAATTCTGTGGTCAAGCAAATTCCTTGGATATTAGGGGGACAACACCTAATAATATGAATATTATACCAACCGTAGGATCATACCTAATGTTATCATTTTCCGATGTCATTCAGCTTACTGAAGATATGTATGCCCCAGGCAGTTTAGGCAACTTCCAATTACAATTTACTTTAAGTTTAGCATCAAAAGAAGCTTTAACTTCAGAAAATCTTGAATTAGTATTAGTAGTCGTCAATTCAGGTATCATGGTAACAGATCGTGGCCAAACTTCCACCTATACTGGTATCTTAACCAAGCAAGATGTATTAGATGCTTCCCAACAAGAACCTTTAAATGAAATGGATGTAAGACGTATCGTAGGATCTGGTCATCTTGATTCTGGTCGTGCTTTACCTATGTCTGTATGTAATGCTTTATTGAAAAAGGCTGGTCCTATGGTAGAAAAAGGTAAAGAATTGGTAGCTTCTATGTCTAAAAGATTAATGTAATAAAAAATTTATTTAGTTAAGAAATAATATATATATCTATTATATATATTATGTCAAACGACTTTAAGAAAGTTTCAGTTATTGATGATCGTCTTAATACAACCGACAGTTTAAACTATGCTGTATTTCGTGGTGGTCAGAACGTTAATAATGTAAGAATGCCTGCGATATCAGCAACTAATAACACATTAAACTTTGTTATACCTTTCCCATCTGAATCTACTGTATTAGACCGTGAAGTATATTTAAACACCCAAACTGATTATTATTTACAATTTGCTGATCCGTTACCAGGTATCCAACAATGGACTACTGGCACATCAAATGTTTCTACTTCTGTCGGATTTCAATGTCCTTTAATTTATGGTTATAACGTATCTGTTGGATCATTTCCCACACAAAGATCTTTAGACACCATACAAGTCCAAATTAATAACAATATTTTAACCTTAAATACATCTGACGTTTTACCTGCCTTATTAAGATGTTCAGATGTATTATGCTGGGAACAAGATAATATGTGTGCTTCATCTGTAGATAGATTAGCATCACCATTATCTGAAGTTCAAAGTGGTATTTGTAGTAATATGGCATCTTATGATAATGTTCAAGGTAATAAATCTATTGGTAATGGTTCATTTGAAGCTGAATTATATGCTATTGTTGATGGTGCTAATCCTACATGGTATTCATCTGGAACTATCCCTAATTATTTAGCAGCAAGTAATACCTATACTACAGGTGGAACAAGAAATTTTATTATTCGTGTAAGATCAGTTGAACCATTAGTCGCACCACCTTTCATCTGGAATAGAACAGTTTCTAATAGAATGGGTATATATGGGATTCAAAATATTTCCATAGTTGGAAATTATGGCAATTTAGGAAAATCTATTAAATTATCATACGGTGGTGGTGTAGCAGACGTTAGATCAAGCACTGCTTTAACAAATTCTACAGTTACAGCTGGGGCAGCACCAGGATTCAGCAATTTTACTTTACCACTTCAAGCATTTAATACCAGAAATTTCCCAGTTTTATCACCAATAAGCCAAAATGTATTAAGTGCTGAATTACAATTAAAATATATTACCCCACACGGAACAGATGTAAAACCTTTACGCAATGTAATACCCTTACTTGAATTTCCAAGATTCATCACCAGTGGTCTTGGGGCAATGTCATTAGCAACATCACCTGAATCAGCAACATCTGGTTCAAGTGCTTGGGTAAATGGTGCTGGTGTTCAAGGTCTATTAAACCCTGACGTTTCAGTTTTATCATCACAAACATATACTTTTAACCAAGTGCCTGATAAACTTATTATATTCGTAAGACCTAACGCTGCCTATAGATCTTCACCTTATTGGAATGATTTCGTATTAGCAATTAGAAACATTACCATACAATGGAATAACCACGCAGGAATTCTTTCAAACGCCACCCAAGAACAATTATTCCATATGTCCAAAGAAGCAGGAAGTAATCAAGATTGGGTCAGCTTTAAAGGTTATGGAAATTTTATGAACGACAGATTTGATGCCCAAGTATCACAAAGTTTTATGACCCCTGGTATTTCACAAGGATCTTCACCAACATTAGCAGTAACATTTCCAATGGGTCAAGCTGCCCCCCAAGCTGTTCAAGTCCAAACAACAGGATCATATTTAATGTTAGATATGGGCAAACACCTTGAATTGGTTGAACCATTTTATGCCCCTGGATCTTTAGGTTCTTTCCAATTACAATTTAACGTCACAGTAGAAAATTACACATGGCAAACACCCCCTGGCTTCACCACATCACCTTCATTAACACCTGAAATTGTAGTAATCCCTGTAAATTCAGGTATCATGGTAACAGAACGTGGCCAATCATCATCATATACTGGAATTTTAACTAAATCTGATGTGCTTGATGCTGCCTTACAAGAACCCTATAGTCAAATGAATGTAAAAAGAATTATAGGCCATGGTCATGGTGATAGTTCTAAAGCTTTACCTAAACACATTGTTCCAATGGGAAAGGCTAAATCATCAATTGGTATGGCTGAACCTTCACGAATGGAAGGAAGACTTAAAAAATAATTATTTAATTAAGAAATAATATATATTTATATAATATATATTATGTCAAATGACTTTAAAAAAGTAAGTGTAATAGACGATCGTCTAAATACAACTGATAGCTTAAACTATGCTGTGTTTCGTGGCGGCCAAAACGTAACCAACATCAGAATGCCTGCTATATCAACATCAGCCGATGCTTTAAATTTTCAAATTCCTTTTCCATCTGAATCAACTGTATTAGACCGTGAAGTATTTATACAGACCAAAACAAGATATTTTTTTGAATTATCAACAGCAGCATTAGGTATCCCTGTTTATTCGCCAGCCCCATATACTTCACCAGTAATAGATGCCCCTAATAAAATTGTTGGTTATAAATGTCCTTTAATTTATGGTCTTAATATTTCAATGGCCGCTTTTCCAACACAAAGAACATGTTCTACCATTCAAGTCCAAATAAATAATAATATTTCAACTATTAATTCATCTGACGTATTACCAGCATTATTAAGATGTTCTGATGCTATTGATTGGGAAAAAACTAATATGACTGCTTCAGCTGTTGATAGAATAGCAGCAGTTGATGATGAAGTTTTAAGTGTAAATAATAGTAATTTATCAAGTTATGATTTAGTTCAAGGTAATAAATTTGTAGGAAATGGTTCTTTTATCGCTAAATTAATACCATTAACAGCTTTCCCATCTAATCCTAACGGGTCATTAAGTGAATATAGTTATACTGCCGCAACTGATACAGCTGGAACAAAATTGTTCTGTATTGAATACACCAGCACAGAACCATTAATTGTCCCCCCTTTTATCTGGAATAAAACACTTTCTAATCGTATGGGTATTTATGGTATTCAAAATTTTTCAGTTGTATGTAATTATGGTGATGTATCACGTGCTATCAAATTTTCCCCTTATACAAATTATATATCAGATGTAGTTGGTGGTAGTGGTTCATCTTGGGATATTTTAAACCCTGTCCTACCATTAGCCTTAACTGGTGAAGTTCGTATGTCTTCTACCGTAAAACCTTTAAGTCTTTATAGAAATGGAATTGGTGAAATTATAAGGGTTTTTCAATCTGTATCTGAAGCTGAATTACAAATGAAATATATAACCCCCCACGGAATAGATGTAAAACCTTTACGCAATGTTCTACCAATACTTGAATTTCCAAGATTCATATCATCAAATAGTTTCGAAAATTCAAATGGAATTTCTTCCACTGTAATAGCCGCAGCAACCTTGACCGCATCCCCATTAGGTCCAAATGCTTTCACCTTATCACCAGGTGTAGCCACCCTTCCATCACAAACATATACATTTAACCAAATTCCTGATAAATTAATTATATTCGTAAGACAAAGAAACCAAGCAGGATTAAATAATGGTATAACACCAAACACTTTAGATTGTCCTTGGAATGATGTAGCATTAGCAATCAAAAATATAAATATACAATTTAACAATCGTGCTGGTATCCTTGCTAATGCCACGCAGGAACAGCTTTTTCACATGTCCCAAGAAGCAGGCAGTAATCAAGATTGGTTAAGTTTTAGTGGTGTAGCTAACAGCATGCTTGGTCGTAGTGTAAATGCCTTAAATAAATATTTTTTACAACACCCACACGTAGATCAAATACCTTTAATAACCCCCGCCCCACCTACCCCCCCACCTTATCAATTATATTTTACTAACAGAACAAATTCATTTTTAGACTGCGGCGATGGTGTCCAAATTGCTACAATCGGATCATATTTAATGCTTGATATGGGCAAACATCTTGAATTAACAGAACCATTTTATGCCCCAGGGTCTTTAGGTTCATTCCAATTACAGTTTAACGTTCAAGTAGAAAATTATAATGAAGTTCCATTTACACCTGAAATTGTAGTAATTCCAGTAAATTCAGGTATAATGGTAACAGAAAAAGGTCAGACATCATGCTATACTGGAATTTTAACTAAAGCTGATGTGCTTGATGCTGCTTTACAAGAACCATACAGTAATATGGATATTAAAAGAATTGTAGGACACGGTCATGGTGATAGTGCTAAAGGATTACCTAAAAAAGTAATGCCAATGTCAAAAACAACAGTTGAAAGGATGGTAGGAAGTGGAAAACCTGCCAATTTACCAAAAGAACCTAAAAAAGAAATTAGTAATGCTGAAAGAATGGCATCCAGACTATTACCAGACGTAGAAATATCAGAAGAACAATTATTAGAATAATAATTTAGAAATAATATATATATCTATTATATATATTATGTCAAACGACTTTAAAAAAGTAAGTGTAATAGACGATCGTCTAAATACAACTGACAGCTTAAACTATGCTGTGTTTCGTGGTGGTCAGAACGTAACCAACGTAAGAATGCCTGCGATATCAGCAACTGATAATAATTTAAATTTTGTTGTCCCTTTCCCATCTGAATCTACAATATTAGATCGCGAAGTATATATTAAGACCAGAACAAGATATCTAATTACATTACGTCAAGCAGCATCTGGTATAACTATAAACCAACGACCAGGAAGTGGGGATACACAACCAGCCGTATTAGTAGGATACCAGTGTCCTATAGTGTATGGTTCATCTTGTTCAGTTAATTCTTTTCCAACACATAGAACATTTGATACTGTTCAGGTTCAAATAAATAATGATGTTCAGACATTAAATGTATCAGATGTTTTACCAGCATTATTAAGGTGTTCTGACGAAATAAATTGGGAAAAAACTAATATGACAGCATCACAGATAGCAATATTATCAAGCAATAATGACGAATATTTTAGTGAAATAGGTAATACAATGGCAGGTTATGATATGGTTCAAGGTAATAAAAATATTCCTAATGGTTCATTTAATGCTACATTTACACCTGTTGTATCATTACCAACAAATGCCAATGATCCATTAATACCTTTTGATTATGGATCATTAGCCAGCGGTATGACTGGAACAAGATTTTTCGTAATAGAATATACAAGCACAGAACCGTTATTAGCACCACCATTCATATGGAATGAAACAGATACTAATCGTCAAGGTATATATGGTATTCAAAATATGTCGGTTATATGTAATTATAATAGTAATGTAAGAAATGCTATTAAATGGGTTGAAGATTTCATGACCAGTAGCCGAAATTCTATAGATTCTTTAGGTCAATTTTTTCAACCAGCTTGGCCAGAAGGTATATCTACAACTTCGTCTTTACCATTTTATGCTGATTCAATTACCCAGCAAGTAGTTTCAGCTGAATTACAAATGAAATATATCACCCCCCACAGTAATGATGTAAAACCACCACGTAATGTTATACCAATATTACAGTATCCAAGATATATAACACAAAATTTAGGTTTAGTAGATGCTGCTGTAACAACCTACAATAAATTTAAAGGAATTTATACTTTTACACCATCACAAGATTATAGACTTGTATCACAAACTTTTACATTTAATATGATACCAGATAAATTAATAATTTTTGTAAGACCTGATAGTAGTGTAAGAAATAATCCAAACTTTAACGATTTTGCTATGGTTATTAAAAATATAAGCATACAGTGGAATAATGGGACTGGTATATTATCTAATTGTAGCCAAGAACAGCTTTTCCACATGTCAAAGGAAGCAGGAAGTAATCAAGATTGGTTACAATTTAGTGGTATAGCTAATACTGTATATAGTCGTAATATTCGTCTTTATGAACAAGTATATAGATTAAAACCTATAATGTTAAATCTTCCAGCACCATCATTTATACCAACACCACCAGCAACTATACCATTACAGTATGATCTTGGACAAGGACAAAATTTACAAAGCCCAGCACCTTTTTATACCCAATATGGAACAATTGGATCATATTTAATGCTTGATATGGCGAAACACGTTGAATTAATTGAATCATGGAATGCCCCAGGATCTTTAGGTTCTTATCAATTACAATTTAATTTAACTGTGATGAATGTAGCATCTGTAGCATTTAAACCTGAAATTGTAGTAATTCCAGTAAATTCAGGTATAATGGTAACAGAACGTGGTCAGACATCATCATATACTGGAATTTTAACTAAAGCTGATGTGCTTGATGCTGCTTTACAAGAACCATATAGTCATATGGATATTAAAAGAACTGTAGGACGTGGTCATGGTGATAGTAGTAAAGCATTACCTAAAAAAATAATGCCAGTCGTTAAATCATCAGTAGAAAGAATAGTTGGAAGTGGAAAACCTAATGTAATACCTAAAGAACCAAAAAAAGAAATTAATAAAGATGAAAGAATGGCATCCAGATTAATGCCTGAAATTGAATTAACTGAAGACCAATTATTAGAAGATTAAAAAATTTAGTTTAAATTATTATATATACTAATTATATATAATAGTATGCCAAACGATACCCCTTACAATCGTAAAGTTGCTGATCAATACAATCGTATGAATCAGGCAAAAGTAAATCATGAAAATTCTACACACCAATTTACAGTATCTTCCCCAGCTGGTTATTCTAATAATGGTTATGAACCCCGTGCTGTAGGTAGTGGTGTAGGACTTTATAAAAAAGGAAAGGTAGGAAAGATGTGTCCTAAAGGTCATGAAGTATGTAGCTGTCCAAGTGGTTCAGGTATAAGTGCCACTATATGTGGTAGTGGTAAAGCACACGGTGGTAATAATGTTGGACTTGATCCTGCTGTAAGAACTGAATTAGCTTTAGGTGCTGGATTACGTGGTGATGCTACATCTAAACGTGGATGTTTAGACAATCATGAAATGATGGCACACGGTAAAGCACACGGTTATGCGGATGGTTCTGCCCATGGTGGAAGTTATGCTACTGCTGCTATGTTAGCACTTCAATTTTTACCTATGTTAATGGGTAAAGGTGAAGGTGGTCTTCAACCTACCCGTGAAATGGGTAATAGATTCCAACAACAAAATAGAAGACAAGCAAATTGTCATTATACTACCAAAGGCCAATTAATTAGTTGCGGTAAAGGTAAGGCACACGGTAAAGCACACGGTAAAGCACACGGTGGTAAATTAAAGGGTAAAAATCCTTTATCATCATCAGTATCAGCATCTAAACCAGGTGAAAAGAAAGAAAGCGTATTAACATTAGGTAATCTTGTTAAAGGTATAGAAACAGCTGAAAAAGTAGCTAATGCCGTAGAAAAGATAGCACCTTTAGGTCAAAAAGCTTTTAAAGGTCTAAAAGGTCTATTCGGTAAAGGTGAAGGTGGTCGCCCACCTGCCCGCCGTGGTGATCCTACCAATTTTCGTGGTTTTGGTTCAGCCCACGGTGCTACTGTGACTGTAAAACCTGAACATCGTCATGCTGAAGCTGTTCGTGGTGTAGCAGCTAATGGTAAAAAAAAGAACAAACGTGCTGAAATCGTGAAGAAAGTAATGAAAGATAAAAAATTATCCATGATACAAGCATCTAAATATGTAAAAGAACATAATTTATATTAATTTTATATATTATATATTATATAATATATGGATTTCCCTTTTGAAAATTATCCTATACTACCCCCTATAGGAAAAGTTTTATCGTGGCTTTATGAAGGTAAGAAAGTTTTTTTACTACCATATTATGCTGATGAAAAAAAGCAACAAAATTTAATTAATAAAATTAAAATATTATTTAAAAAACTTGATGAAGAATATAAAATAATAGAAGTGTATTATAATACACAGCGTTATACATGTGTTTCTATGGATACAGAAATATATGACGTAAAAATGGATGTTATTGAAACACTTTTTAGAAAATTAAATAAAGAACCAAAGAAAAAGATCGTTATTACCATTTAATAGTTAGTTAGTAGATAATTATAAAAGTTAGAAGGTGTCTTTTGAAGCACAAAAAAGAAATACCTACCACGCCATTTTTTTACATTACAAACTACTATTTTTGTAATGTTGAAACCACGATTTTTTAGTTCTTGAAGTCTTATAGGGGTTAAAGTAGAAAAACAATAATCATTACCTAAAAATGCTATCCCTTTATTAACTTTATTACTATAATAGTCTATTAATGGCCAGAAAGCATTAACGCCATTAAGCCTAAAGGGGGGATTAGTGATTACCCAATCAATATCACCATTATAATTAATATAATCACGGCCTTCTTTAATTTCACACCAGTCTTTGATGACATCATTAGGGAAGTTATCATAAAAAGCACCTTCACCTTTAAACGGTTCTAATACTTTATCACCATTAACAAGTGGGACAAAATTAATAAGGGCAGAAGCAAGTTGTGGGGGTGTTTGATGAAATAAATAAGTTTCATTATCCATATATAAATACTAAATATAAAATAAATAATCAAAAAACTTCGTTTTTTGTATATATTATCGGCGGGAATTAATCTAATTAGATTATTTCCAACCAAAATCACACCATAATCTGGAATAATAACGTTATTATTCCTTGTTTTAATCATTTTACATCAGATTTTCGTGTGGAATTAATCAAATTAGATTATTTCCTGCCCCTTTTATCAATCCGAAGGATTGATAAAATTAAAATTATTAAATGGACATAAAGAAATAATATTTAAAGAATAATTATTATATAAATTATATTATGGAAATAATCAAAGTATTACAAAAAGAACTAAAAGAAAAGATAAAGGAAACTTTAAACCAAAATAATGAAGAATTAGAAAAACATATTTTAGATTTAATTAAAAAAATGTCCAATGAATACAAGAAGAATAATTTTAAATTAAATATGATTTATAATAATATATATGACTAATCATACGGATCAAAAATTATGGGATAAAATAAAAGATAAGATCATGAAAGGTGATAAAGGTGGTAAGGCAGGTCAATGGTCAGCCCGTAAAGCCCAGTTATTGGTTAAAATGTATAAAGACGCTGGCGGCGGCTTTATAGGTAAAAAAAGAAAAGATAACAGCTTGGTTAGATGGACTAAACAAAATTGGAAGACTAAATCAGGTATGCCTTCTTTACTAACTGGTGAAAGATACTTACCTGAAAAAGCTATTAAAGCACTTACAGCAAAAGAATACGAAGAAACTACAAGGGCTAAAAGGGATTCACTTGTTTTAGGTCAGCAATTTTCAGCACAACCAAGTAATATAATTGAAAGAATTAAAAGTTATTTATATTAAAAAATATTTAGTTTTTTAATATAAAGAATTATTTCTAAACATATTTATAAATGAAAATGTTTGAAATGTTAGATCAATTACACAAAAAGAACCCAGTTGAAAATAATTTTTATGTTCCTGCTAATATTCCTAAACCTGTTGAACATAAATATACGGATGTAAAGGAATATAAAAGACAATACTACTTAATTAACGTTGAAATATACAGGGAAAGAAATAAAGCATATCGTCAAAGAATGAAGGGCTTAAAGGAATAGTATTTAAAGAATTTTATATATATTAATTATATATATAATGTTTAGTAAGATTTATATGTGGTTTAAAGGTTTATGTAGTAATAACACCATTGATGAACAAGAAAAAGAACGTTTAGCTGATAAATTAATGATGGAACACCTAAAAAGTATAATTAAGATATATAGAAAAGAAAGGGAACTTAAAGAATTAGGTAATTAGTGTATTTATTTATAAAAATTCTTTAGTTTTTATAAATAATAAAAACAATATAAGAAAATAATTTTATAATACTTATATATAATAAAATGTTTAATCTTGTATCTGGCTTAAAAACTGATCATGCTATGTTTAACACTTATGAAGACGCTACTGACGTAGAAGCAGTATGTAAGGAATTAAAAAATCAATATCTTCGTTATACAGATGAAGAAGTTCATAAAATATATTTTGACATTGACATGCCTAAACACGAATATGAACAATTAGGTGATTATGAAACCGTAAATAATAAATTATTAAAATTTCTTATTGATACATTCAGCGAACATTCAAATCTATCTATTGCCACAGCTTCCCAATTAGATAAAAAATTATCCTTCAGGGTAGTATTCAATGACTTTAAACTAAAAATAAAAGACATGAAAGAATGGGTTAAAAATATTAAAAATGAATTTGGTGAATTTAAAAATACTGTTGATACATCTGTTTATAATAGTGCTGGTAAAGTAAGACTTCCTTATTCATCTAAAGAAGGTGAAGATAGACCATTAGTAATTATTCAAGGTAAATTCAAAGACTTTTTAACTATACGTGTAGAAAAAGCTACTGAAGTTGATATGACACCTATTAACATGAAGAAAATAGAAAAGCAATTAGAAAAAGAAGCAAAACAAACTAAAAAAGAAAAATTAAATAATAATAAATTATCTGACGATATAATGACTGAAATATTAAATAGTCTTGATATGTCAAGATGTAATTCATATGATGACTGGACAAAGATCGGTATGATGCTTAAGAATGACGGCTATGATATCAAATTATACCGTGATTTTTCAAGAAGATCTAAAAAGTATCAATTAGGTTGTGAAGTAAAACAATGGAATGGATTCAAAGAACACGATACACCAATCACTACCGCAACATTATGGTATTATTTATCATTAGATAATGAAAAGAAATTCAAAGAATTAAGAAATAAAGCTGATAGTTCTAAATATGATTTCAAGATTGATATTACTGAACAACATTTCAACGAAAAGAAGATGTATGATATGATGAATGAAGATATTGAACAATTTGGTATCAAAGACTACAGAAGCAGATTTTTCAGTAAGTCTAAATCATTCCAATATTTCAACCATTTTCATTTTTACTTAATTGATACTGAAGCTGTATTTAAGGTGTATTATGTAGGTTCTAAAAAAGAAATCACCCATATATCAACAGATGGATACAAATGCTTTGAATACCAAGATAAACCTGCTTTTTCATTTATGAAATCATGGTTATCATGTATTGATAAACAATGTTATACAACTATGGACTTTTCACCTAATGAACCATTACAAAATAGTGCCTTTAACTTATTTGATCGTTTTGCTTATGAAGATGGTAAGAAAGATTTTGATTTAGAAAAAATTCAAACCATATTAGATCATATCAAGTATTTAGTCAATGAAGAAGGTAAAAAGGACACACCTACGTATGAATATGTCTTAAACTGGTTAGCCCATATCATCCAAAGACCTGAACGTAAAACAGAATCAGCTTTAGTATTCTATTCACGTAAAGAAGGTATCGGTAAGAATGCTTTTACTGACTTATTAGAAAAGATCTTTGAAGGTTATATTACTTCAATTGAATCTATTGATACATTAGCAGGTAAATTCAACAGCATACTAAAAGCTAAATTAGTTGTATTTGGTGATGAAATCAGTCCTAAAGCAAAAGAATTAAATGATGTAATCAAGAAGCGTATCACATCCAAGAATATTAATATTGAATACAAGGGATTAGAATCAATCAAGATGAAAGATAGATCTAATTACATCTTTACAACTAACAATGAATTAGCTTTCAAGGTATCGGATGAAGATCGCAGATTTTGCCTAATAGAATGCCCAAGAATCAAAAAAGATGCTGTATATTTTGATAATTTATATAAATGTTTAGATGATCAAAACACCTTAAAAAATTTCTATAATTTTTTATTATCAAAAGACTTAAGTAATGTAAATATTCGTAATATTCCTATGACTGAATACAAGAAGCGTAATGTATTACATAATTTACCATCATATATACAGATGATTGTAGAAAATCCTGAATTCTTCGCCATGAAAGACTGGACAGTTCAAGCCTTAAAAAATCAATGTATTCAATATGAAAAAGATACTGGTAAATTTAGAACTAATTATACAGATAAAAAATTAGGTTTAGACATGACTGAATGGTTTGGTGATTTTAAGAAAAGATCAAACAAAGGTATTGAATTTAGGTTCAATGGTATTGATGAATTCAGTGCTTATGTAAATGAAAAGTTTAACAAAGATGACGAATAAGTGTAGCATGTGTAGAAAGTGTAGGAAAGGCCTACATACATCATTTATGGTTATTATATTTTATTTTTTATAAAATATTATCACTAATTATGGACTGTGTAGGAAAGTGTCGGAACGTGTAGAAAAAAAGACAAATCCTTTTATAATTTTATTTTTTTATAAAACTACTTATAAAAAATTTTTTTTTTTCCTGCCGATTTCATTTTTTTACTACACTTCCTACACTGACCATAACTTTATACCATAATTAAAATAATATAATAAAAACAATACCTAAAATGAACTGTGTAGCAAAAATGTAGCAAATATAAAAATAGTGTAGCAAATATAAAAACAGTGTAGCAAATAATTATATATTAAAAAACATTTAGTTTTTTAATATAAGGAAATAATTATATAATATAATATATAGTAATGTCCGAAGTAAATACAGTTGAACAACCAGCCAAAAGACCACGTGGAAGACCACCAAAGCCCAAAGAAC